GGGGAATGGGAGGAGGGGGAGGGAGGGAAGGGAAGGAAGGGAAGGAAGGGAAGGCGATTCGGGAGGAGTTGAAGCGGTGGAGGTCGGTGGTGAAGCGGGCGGGGGAGGGGTATGAGTTCGAGAGTAAGGTCATTCCCCAGGCGCTGATGGACGGGGTGCGGGCGGCGATTGGGGCGGTGGGGGTGGAGGGAGCGTTTCGATTCGTGAAGCAGGCGCCGGATGCGCGGGATGAGATCGAGACACGAGTATTGGAGGTGGTGGCCCAGGTACTCAGTGTGCATATTAAGAAATTCTCAGGTTCGATTGTGGAGACAGGGCGGGAGCCAGATTACGGGCCTCTTTCCAACGATTTGAGCGGGGCGCTCGAGCCGGAGCTGACAGCAATCGCGACGGAGGTAGCGCTGCGGACGGCGATGGAGGTGGGGGTGGAGTTTGACATTGCGGTGATCAACGCGGCGGCGCTCGATTGGGCCAGGACTTATACTTACGAATTGATCAAAGGTTTGACGGCGACGACGCAGGGGGTGGTGCGGGGGGCGGTCTCGCAGTTCATCCGCACGGCGGGGATGACGCGGGAGCAGTTGGAGGCGCTGTTGCAGCCGGCGTTCGGGGATGTGCGGGCCTCGATGATCGCGGTGACGGAGGTCACGCGGGCGTATTCGGCGGCGACGCGGATGTACGAGAATCTGCTGGAGGCGGCCGGGATCCGGATGAATGGGTACTGGCAGACGCGGGCGGATGAGTTGGTGTGCCCGATTTGCGGGCCGCTCAACAATAAGCCGGAGGAAGTGTGGAAGGATGCATTTCGGGATGGGCCGCCGGCGCACGTGAATTGCAGGTGCTGGGTGGTGTTACGCTATGCTGGAAGGAAGCGTTGAGGTAACGGGTCTCGATGAGTTACAGAAGACGCTCGGAACAGATTTGCGGCGGGCAATCCGGGCCGCGTCAATGGCGATTGGTGAGGCTATCCGAGGATACCTTGCCGTTTACCCGGCACAACGGGCATCCGCGAATCCGAATCATTGGTATGAGCGGGGGTACGGGTCGAAGTGGCGGCGGAAGGATGGGTCGGTCGGGGCACGGGCGACGTCGGAGCAGCTCGGACCTTCGTGGGGGGTGGAGACGAAGGATGACGGGGCTGTGGTCGGTACTCGGGTCAGTTATGCGCCGTATGTGCAGAGCGAGGAGGAGCAGACCGGCTGGCACCAAGGGACGGGATGGATCACGGAGGCACAAGCGGTGCAGAAGGTGGAGCAAAGCGGGGTGATCCAGGAGATCGTGGCGGATGCGGTGGTGAAGGAGTTGAACGAAGGTTCTCAGTAGTGGAGTTATGGGAAGTGATTCGTGAAACGTGAGGGGATAGATGCCATATCCGAGTGAGCATGCGTGCCGGCTGAAAGAGCCGGGATTATATCAGGAGGAGTCATTCAGGCGCATTGCGCGCGGGAATCTGGTATTGGTTATTGCGAGGCGCAAAGGGAAAACAACGACGGAGGCGCAGGCGTATCGGTATCCGGTAGCGGATTGGGAGGAGGCCGAGGCGCGGGCGCATTGCAAGAAGGCGGGCGGGAGGTTCGAGCCCGCCACAGAGGAGGATAAGGCGATGGATGGCATTTTAGAGTTGCAGGATTTTGACCGGGTGATCGTCAGCGACCAGGTGCTGAGCGGGGATTGGGTGGCGGCGGCGTGCAAAGCGGAATCGGAGCGGGAGAAGTTGCGCGCCGCACGGGAGGCGCGGGCGAAGAAATACGGGATCGGAGCGAAGGAAGGCGGGGCGCTGACTTCGCCGGCCGGGTATCCGACCTCAGATGCAGATTATGGGGATCCGGTGAATTATCGGTATCCGTGCGATGCGGGGCACGCGCGGGCGGCGCTGACGTATTTCAATCAGGATGGGCAGCGGGAGGATGGCGGGTATTCGGCGGAGGAGTGGGCGATCGTTGGCGGGCGGTTGGCAAAGGCGATCAGTAAGCATCTCGAAGCGGATTATGAGTATGAGGCGGGGAAGATTCGACGGAAAGAGGAGAAATCGTTCAATCTGGATCAGCGAGTACAGCAGGCGCGGAATGCGTGGTATGACCGGTTCCAAACAAAGGTGCCGGGCGGCGGGCCTCAGAATCTTTGGGTCAAGGAAGTTTTCGATGACCAGGTAGTCGTAGAGATGCCCGAGGGCCTCTTTGCTTATTCGTACCAGATTGCTGACGATGGCGTGATTACATTCGGGGAGCCTGTCAAGGTACAGGTTGTCTATCAGCCAGTGAAACAGCAAGCGGCAAAAGGCCTCGGGGAGGAGGATACGTTAATCGCGTTCGGGGATGCGATTAAGGCAGTGACCGGGGCGCCGAAGGGGAAGGCGAAGGTCGGGGGATACCTGGTCCGGTTCGGGTCACCGGCGGAGAGGGACCTCACTGGGACGGATTATTTCGCGCCAGATACGTATTATGGGCCGCACGACGGGGATGGGGCCGATACGATGGTGCACCACGGGGTACCGCTGAAAGCGGGGTTGGAGGGGTTGGCCACGCGGATCCTCGCGCCGATCAAGACGAAGCGGGACGAGGTGGGGATCTGGGCGGAGACAGTGCTCGACCTGGCCGATCTCTATGAGCAGGCGATTTTCAAATTGGTCGAGGCGGGCAAGTTGAAGTGGAGCAGCGGGACGGTGGCCAGGTTGGCGCGCCGGGCCGCTGATGGGAAGTTGATCCGCTGGCCGATCGTGGAGGGTTCGTTGACGCCGGTGCCGGCAGAGCCACGGTTGCCGGCGGTGATGCCGCTGAAGGCGTTTTTGGCGCTCGATGCAGGGGCTGCGGAGCCAGGGGCTGGCACGGGGGTGCCGGACCTGGAAGTGGTCAAGGCGCGGGCACGAGCGGAGGAGTTGTTAGTGGAGATTGAGAACGCGGATTACAGGACAGAAACGGATTAGGACAGATCAGGAGGTTAAGCGATGGACGTGAAAGAGAAGATCAGGCAGCTTTTGGCTGCTGCAAGGGACAAGGCGCGAGAGGCGAAGGCGCTATTGGTGTTGGAGGTGCCCGACCCGACGAAGGCGGATGCGTTGCTCAAGGAGGCCGAGGCGCTGCGCAACCAGGCGAGCGCGCTGAAGGCGGCACAGGCGATCGAGGATGAGGTCAGTGCGCCAGTGTTGCCCGGGGCGCTGCCGATGGGCGCAGAGCCGGGGGCGCTGCCAGGCGCTGGAGCAGGGGAGGATGTGCTGGGGAAAGCGGTCAATGAGCTGAGGTTCGGGCCGCTGGCAGATCCGGCATCGGTGGTGCTACGGGAGATCTATGGGGCCGACTATCGACAGCTGGTATTCGACCAGGCGAAAGCGTTCGCGCGGTATCTGCGGACGGGGCAGCCGGACCGGATTCTCAGCCGGCAGGTGTGGGGCATCGAGGACGTGAAGAAGATGCTGCAGGCGGGGATATCTGTCCAGGAAATCAAGACGACGATGGTGGAGGGGCAGGATACGCTCGGCGGGTACGCGGTGCCGCCGCAGCAGGCGTCCGACATTCTGATGCGGTTGCCGGGGCTGACGTGCGTACGCGCGGGTGGGGCCACGGTCGTGCAGACTGCGAGCAATATGATCGAGTGGCTGACGATCACCGGGGGGAGTAGCCGGTATCCGACGGCGTTGCGCGGGGCGTGGGGCACGGAGGTGCAATCCCCCGCCGAGAAGGACCAGACCTACGGGCTGGAACAAATCCCAGTCCATACCTACACCTACAAGGTCCCCATGTCGCAAAGCCTGGTCGAAGATGCCAGCAATTTGGTGAGCATCTTCAACAACAACGTGGCGGTGACGCTGGCGATCGACGAGGACGATGCGTTCCTGATCGGGGATGGGGCCGGGAAGCCGCGCGGGATTCTGCCGAGCAGCGGAAACGGGGACTCACTGACCGAAGTAGTGACGACGAATGCGAGCGCGTTGACGGTGGAGAAGGTCAAGGCACTGCGGCGCGGGATCCAATCGCAATACCGGCAGCCGGCGGCGCGGGCGTCGTGGATCGCGAACAGCGACACGGCTTCGACGATCGAGGAGATGCAGGACGGGAACGGCAAGTTCTACTTCGAGGATCTGATCGTGGGCGAGGCGTTCCTACGGCACATCTGGCGCGAAAGTGAGGCGATGCCAGATATCGCGGGGGAAGCGTACCCGATCCTGTTCGGGGACCTGAGCGGATATATCATCGTGGAGCGCCTGGGGTTGAGTGTGGTGCGGTTCCAGGATAGCGCCACCGGGATCAACAAGGTGGAGTTCCACGTCAGGCGCCGCCTCGGCGGACGGCTGATGGAGACGTGGAAGATGTGCGTGCAGCACGTGGCCGCGTCCTAGAACGTTAGAACGCGGATTACAGGATGGAAACGGATTAGGATAGAACGGATCAAAGGAGGTCCGAGATGGCGATGGGACGGAGTGGCGAAGTTTTTGTGCACACTTACAAGATCGTGAATGGGCAGGCGAAGCCGGAGACAGTATTGACGTCTACGGCGTACCCGGCCAGTGGGAGTTACATCGACGTCAGCGGGTGCGAGCGGTTTCACTGCCTGATTCACTGGGGGACGATCGCGGGCGGCGATACGCCAGTGGCGACGCTGCAAGAGACGGATTCCGCGAGCGGGACATTGGACGACATCGACACGACGTATGCGAAGCACACGGGGGCAAACGACGACGATGGGGAGTGGGTGTCGTTCACCGTGGAGGTGGACCAGTTGGCCACGGATCATCATTTCGTGGCGTGCACGCTCAGCGGGATCAGCGGCTCGACGTACGGGGAGATCTTCTTCTTGCTGCCGCTGATGAGTCTGCCGGTGACGCAGACGACGACGGTGCTGCCGAGCGCGAGCCAACACGAGCTCGTGGGTTAGTTGGTAAGCGGCTACCTTTGGCCGCCCTCCTTTCCTTGACCCTCCCCATCCCGCCCGGGGTGGGGAGGGAAAGGGGGGAGTTCCGAGTACGTTGATTATCGGAAGTGAATTTGAAACGTGATGCGTGAATCTATAGGAGGTAATGCGATGGAGAAGCATCGTACAATTGAGGTCGGGTGGCGATTGATGGCAACGCTGTTGATGGTGGCAGCGCTGGCAGTTGCGCCGGCGTGCGGGGTGTTGCGGTGGCCAGGCGCGGAGCCGGGGGAGGAGCCAGTGCCGCGGGCGATTCAGACGAAGATCCAGATGGTCAGCGGGGGGGATAAGTTGCAGGCGGTCAGCGGCGGCGAGTTTGAGGTGCAGAGTGGCGGAATCATCGATATCCAGGATGGGGCAACCTTCAATGTGGGGGGAGACATCGACATCAATGGAGGCCTGGATATTGGTGAGACGCTGACGGTGAACGCGCTGGTGGTGACGACGACAGGGACGTTTGGCAGCGACATAATCCTCCAGAATGCTGAGAAGATCGGCAACCAGCTGGATGGCACGGTTGCAGTGACTCCAACCGCTACCGGCAATTTTCTCATTGCCACCGGAAACTTGAAGGTGGGCGATGGGACTCCCAGCACTGCGCTGGATGGGGAGGATGCATACATTGAGGGTCGGTTGGAGACTGATTCTACGGTGAATGTGGCAGGGACGGCGACGTTGAACGCGGCCTCGATCACGACGACGCTGGGTGTGGCCGGGCTGGCGTCGCTGGACGGGGGGCTGGCAGTGGACGCCGCTTTCACGGTAGCGGACACTTCGGGCAACACGGACATTGCGGGCTGGCTGGATGTGGCGGGGCTGGCGACGGTGAACTCGGCGCTGATCACGACAACTCTGAACGTGGATGGGGCCGCCGACCTGGATTCTACGCTCGATGTGGCAGGGACGGCGACGCTGAACGCGGCTTCGATCACGACGACGTTGGGTGTGGCCGGGCTGGCGTCGCTGGACGGGGGGCTGGCAGTGGACGCCGCTTTCACGGTAGCGGATGCTTCGGGCAACACGGACATTGCGGGCTGGCTGGATGTGGCGGGGCTGGCGACGGCGAATTCGGCGCTGATTACGACGACGCTGGATGTGGATGGGGCAGCCGATCTGGATTCGACGCTGGACGTGGCGGGGACGGCGACGGTGAATGCGGCGGTGGTGACGACGACGCTGGACGTGGCCGGGCTGGCGTCGCTCGACGGCGGGTTGGCGGTGGACGATGCATTCACGGTAGCGGATACGAGTGGAAATACGGACATCGCGGGGTAGTTGGA